GATTTGCGTCGTGCTGGCTTATCACGGGTCAATGCCAAGTAGGTCGTCAGTGCATGTTCCAGTTGGGAGGCATTGCGGTTTCTGACACTCCGCTTTTGACCAGTTGTCGAATTCTTGACACTCATAGCGCGTCCAGCCTTGATACCCGCAAGCGGACAGGATTAGTGCAAGTGCCCAAACCAACCCTGCCGCCGCAAGTTTCTGGCTACTTCCCCAAGTTGCCAAAACTTTTGTCATTTGGATTAAGCCAGCGCAAGATCACTGGTGCAACAGCTGCTGCCCCTGCCATTGCCAATGTCTTTGGGTCAGTCACGCCTGCCATGTATAAGGCAAGTGCAGCTGCCAGAAATGAGCGCGCCCATGAGGCTGCTACGGCTTTTGCTTGTTCCATTTTTTGCTCTCCTTTTTGACTGCGGCTGCTTTTGCAGCTGGTGCATCTACCTTTGGAAATTCGCCTTTGTATGGCACAAATTTAGGTATGCCAAAACCGACGATTTCCTTGCCTTCTCCATACGCTCTGACCTTGACCATAACCATGCCACCATTGCGTTGATCGCCTGTCCCAGACGTATTGCCTTCAATGGTCAAACATGTCTTTGTGTCAATGAGTCCGACAACAATGCCAATGTGTGAAATGCGATCTACGCCGTCATGTGGAAAGTCCATGAAAGCCAAATAGCCAAGCTGAGGCATAGTTGACCAGCGTTGCATTTCCTTAAATTTATGTGCGCCAACAGCTGTGCCAACAACGCTGTGAATTTTGACGCCAGCTTGATTTGCGCACCAATTGACAAATGAACCGCACCACGGCAAACCGTCTGCCTTTGTAAATTTGCCGTATTTGGTGAGGTTGTTGCCTTCCTCAATTGTTCCAACCTCAGCTGCTGCAACCTCGATCAGTCGGGCATTTGTACCGTCAGGATAGGTCATTTGCCTAGTTTCATTCCTTCAGGAATAGGCTTTGAATAAGTCCATTTTGCAATGTATTCGCCCGCTTCATCTAAATCATCTGACAAACTAATTTCACCTCGAACACCAAAATTCGCGTTCGTTAATTCTGGATAAACCGCAATTATGTCGTCGAATAAACTCATGTTATGCCCCCACGTAAGTGATTTGGAATGACGTGCAATTTGTATAACCGCTATTTGTTGCCCAAATGTCAAGCGAACCGCCTGAAGATTGATAAGCACGGATTTCAACATAATCATTAGCAACCAACGCGTATGTCCCAGAAATTGACATGTTTATTGATCCTGTATTGCTGGAAACAACGCTTTGAATAACCTGCAAATCAGTGCTGCCGTTTTTTCTTATGTAAAGTTCTCGACCACCTGTGACGTTTGCCGCAAATTGCACATTTGCTGAAATTAAATACTTACCACCATACCCTGTTGGAATTGTCATTCTTGTGTTGTTACTTGCTGGGTCATGAAATCCATTTGAGTCAAGAATATCCGTTCCGTCAAATGAAAGTGATGTAATTGTTACATTGGAAATTGTTTGATTGGCTGTTTTTGTGGCATTTGCGCCAATAAACGTCGAACCGCTTGCAGGCGTTGCCCATGCAGGAACGCCACCACTTACGGTCAGTACCTGACCAGTTGAACCAATGCCCAAACGTGTGTTTGTGTTTGCAGTTGCTGACGAATAAGCAAGATCGCCAAGCGTCGTGCCTGGCTGCAATGCTTTTAGTCGTGTGTCAACGCCTTGTAAAGCAACGTCAAAGTCAGCTGGTAAGTCCGTTACCAAATGGCTCGACGTGGGGAGAACAAAACCATAGTTCGTGGTCGGGTTTGCCAATTGAGTTTCCTTTCGTTAAGCCACTATTGTGGCATTTGCCCAGTCTAAAGTCGGCGACACGCTTGACCACGTTTCGGTGATCGGTACGTCGTTCCAACGCATTGCCTGCAAGCTGTATGCCAGCGGTGACAACAGCAAGGTCACGCTAAGTTGGTTGTACGACGCTTGAAACGACCAGCCTTCAACAAAGCCTTGAAACGTGCCACTGCTCATGTTGAGCGGCAGGTTGTTAAGTGAGATTGCCTCACCCATAAATACGTTGATAAGGTTGTCGCGATCTGAGTTGTCTATTTCTGGGTTTGTTAAGTCAAATGTAATTTCGCTAAAAATAGGCTCAGGGTTGGCACGTAGCTCTAAGTAAAATGCAGCTTGTGCCGTGGCGTCTGTTGCGTCATGCAAGGTTGTTGTGATGATCTGGGCAAGGTTGCCGTATTGTGCAATAGATACTGGGTCGCTGGCTGACACCTCATTGTTTGAGTTCGCGCCATACTTAATGGTTACTGCGTTGCGTACGTCGCCAACGCGTGTCTCAATGCGCAAACCAGCTGCCCTTGCATGGTTGGCGTCAAGGTCAACGTATCCGTTAGCTGCTAGGTATTGAGTACGGTGTGTGCTGTCTGCGTAGCCAATTCGACCTTGTGCGTCCTCGTAAATGTAGCCAAGACCTGATGTAGCTAGTGCAGAAACCAAACTGTATCCGTCAATAGGCTCGCTTGATCTAGCTGCGAGATCATAATTTCCAGGGCGGTCAATTTCACCTAGTCCGTTGTTTTCTGCTGTTGCCCACGTTGTGCCTGCTGGTGTGTATGTTGCCCAAGTAACGCCACCAGCAACTTGTGCCCATGTGTTATACAAAATTTGTTGTAGCACGTCATAAATCTGATCGCCGTCAAAGTCGCGCGGTAAATTGTCCTCAAAAATAAACTTAGGCAAACGAGCCAATGCGCCCAATGCTGTGATGCTGTACGTCTGTGTGAACATTGTGCTGCCCACGTCGCGCACCTCTAAGGCAATGTCAACAACATTGCCGCCAAAGATCGGGACGTATGAGCTTGATGTGTCCTGAACCTGCACAGAAATGGTGCTGTTAATGTTGACTGGTATCGCCGTTTGATTGACGTCTAGCACCTGCAAATTGACATAACCAGCTTGTGCCTGCTCGTAAATGTTTGTGCGCCCTGATCGGATTGTCAGGTTAGCCAAAACAGCGTCTGTGTACGAAACGCCGTCAATTTCTACTAGCCAGACTGGTGACCATTGCGTCATGCTAAATCGCCACCAATGAGGTTGCGCCACCTGTTCCGCGATAGTAGCTGTTGTTTAAGGTCTCAACGATTGTGCGTGCTGTGCCTTCTTTGTCAAACGCCCCAGTCACGGTCAGGTTGATTGTTGTACCTGCGCGGTCTTTTTCCTCGCCCATACGGAAACGCCCAGCATCAAATGAACCAATGCCAGCAGTCGTCGCAGCGGCAGCGGTCGCAGCCACTTTTGCAGCTGTTGAAACACCGCCACCGCTTGACGTGGTCGTTGCGCCACCGCCTGACGGTGCTGAAATCTTAGGTATTGTCGTTGTCGTTGTTGGCACTGTTGGTGTCTTGATTGTAGGCACACTGACGGACGGTGTTGAAATCTTGCTGACGTTTGGCAAAAACGGTATTGCGTTATAAGCAGAAATTAAAGCATTGATACCTGCAACCGCACCTGAAATTAAGCCGTTAAGAATTTTGACCACGCCAGCAATGACGTCAATAACACCGCCTGCGATTTTGCCTGCTACTTGTAACGCACCGCCCAAAACCGTGCCTATCACTGGTGCAACATAGGTTGCGATCAACGCCCCAAATTGCTTGAAAGTGTCAAGGTTGTCACCGATTGCATCTCGGACATACCCAAACGCTTTAATCATGCCATTAATAATTGGCGTAAATACACTGGTGATGATGTTGCCAAGCGTTGTGATGACACCGCCAAGACCATTGCCGTTGAGGCTAAAAGCACCGCTAAATGCGTTGATGATTGGCAAAGCATTGTTATTGATAAAACCCATAAGCTTTTCAAGGATTGGCAATAGCGCAAAGCCAATTGTTTCTTTAGCCTCATCAAATGCAATTTGCATGCGAGCAATGCGCCCTGCATAAGTGTCAGCGTTACGAGCTGCCGCGCCGCCAAACAGGTCTGACAATTTCCCCTGCACCTGAGTAAAATTCATGGTCTTTAATTCGGCAGCTGATAAGCCAATGCCTAGTTTGCCCAGTGATGCTGTGTTGCCGTCATAAGCCTTGCCCAAAGCATTTGCAACGCTTTCCAGCGGTTTGCCTGTGGCTGCGCTGATGTCTAAAGCTGTGGCAAGTAGTTGCTGTGCCTTTTCTGTATCTGAGGTTGATCTGACCAACCGTCCCAAAGCTGGGCGCAGCTCATCATCTGCCACACCAGTTGCCAAAGACATTTGCAAGATTGATTGCTCAGTGGCAGCAATTTGTGCCTTCGTAGCCCCTGTGGCGTTTTCTAAGGCGACAGCAAGCTGCGTCTGTGCCTTCTCGTCCTCGATCGCAGCCTTGACGCCTTCAACGCCGATCTTGATTGCATAAGCACCAGCGGCAGCAGCAGCAGCTGCAAAAGCTGCGCCAACCATTTTGCCAACCTTGCCCATTTTGTCGCCAAAAGTGTCAACATCTTTGCTGGCTGCTTTAAGCGATTTGTTGAGGTTGTCAACGTCTCCAAGTATGGAGAGTTTGAGGGTACGACTTCCAGCCATTAGTTGTACCTCTTAACTATCTTGTTAAATGACTGTTCCCATTGCTTAATGATCTCAGGTTGTGCAGCTCGCAAAGTTGGATAAATAAACCAACCGCGTGACCCTCGACCTTCTCGACCTGACCACACTGGGAACTGCTTGTATTTGTTAGAACCAAACTCAACGCCGCCCCAGACTTGTTGGGTGCTTGCGCCACCGCTTAGCTTCTGTGATGCATAACCAAAACTAATCTCACCAATTTTTGATGACTTAGACACTTTCGAGCCGTCAGCAACGCGATTGTCAACGAGGTTGCGCGTTTTCGTACTAGCTGCGGATTTAATTTTGCCCTGCACATAAGTGGCTAGAGCTGAGGTTGCCTCTTTAGCTTGTGACAACGCCTCGTCGTCCATAGCCTTGAAAGATCGAGTAATGGCGCGCAGCTCAGCCTTGTCATAGCTGATTGCATCTTTAGCCATTTGCTCGCCTTTCCAAAATCTCAATGACGGTAAGTATGTCCTCGGCTGTCTCAAAAACATCTGGGTGTAGCCCTGTTGCCAGAGCTACCTCCCAAACTATTCTGCTAAGGCTTCCGACGGCGTAGCTTTTGGGTTTGCCTCACCTACGATTACCTCAGCAATACCTTCTGTCCAAATGTCGATCGGCTTAACAGGCTTTCCAGCTGCTTCACGCTTCATGGCGTGATAGGCGAGAAATACAAGATCAGAAATACCGATCTTTTCCTGTGCCTGTGCAATTGTGTGTCCTGTGTGCTTCTCCCATTTGACCCACTCTGGCGGTGCAGCTGTGTAAGTGATCTGATCGCCGTTTGTGTATTCAATTGTGATTGGTAGTTTCATTTTGTCTCCCGATTAGTAGTTTTTAGCTAAATGTCTCAGTAGGTGTTCCCACTACGACAAATGATAGGTCAACGGTCTGTGCATCTGGTGCAGCACCGCCGACGCTTGGAAACACTGGCATTACGTTAAATGCAAAGACTGCACCTGTCACTGCTGTCATTGAAACTGCCAGAGTTGTGTTTGGTGCTGTTTCGCAAGCTGTCCAAAGTGCCTCGCAAAGTGAACCTGTTGCGCCCCAGTCAGCAAGCATTGAAATGTCAAAAGTCCACTGATCGTCAATGTGCTTGTAAGCCTTGCCGTCCAATGTTTGGTATGTCTCGACGGTTGGGCTGTTCGCAAGAGTTGCGCTGGTCGCCTGTGCGTCATAGTTAACGGTTGCAATGGTCACGACTAAATCGCGACCAGTTATGATTGTCGTTGGCATTTTGTCCCCTATGTTGTTTGAGTGTAATAAGTCGAAACGTTTATGTCAGCGACAAGCATTGGAGACTGTCCTACTTCCAACACCGTTGGCTTTTCAATTACGCCTACGACGTATCCTGCGGGCATTGCCGCAAGAATTCCGATTATGAGCTTTTCTAGATTGTCCAGTGACCCAGCATTGCTGTTGCTGGCGACAATGGCTGTAATTGCAAAATTAAGTTTGACCTGTGTTTTTGCCTTGCCAATTAACACGACTTCCATGTATGGGCTGTCAGGTACGACAACAATGGCTGGCGGTATTGGTGACTCAGGCACGCTTGGATACACGTTTGCAGATAGCGCGCTAAAGGCGTTTGCTAAAGCTGATCGTGTCTCGGCAATTGAGTTTGCTGGCATTTATTGAACCACTGTCTCGGCGTCCAAATAAGGCATAAGCAATGTGCTGACGCGGTTGGTCAAGCTGCGACCCATGCGGTATGGCGAACTGGCAAAGTCCACGCCCTCGATCTGTCCACCAGCTGCAACGCGTGATTGAAAGA